GAGAAAGCTGAGTCCAGATTTGCATCCAGTCTCCGTATTGTCGGTCAATTCGTTGACCTCCGATTTCAAGCTCGACAGTCTTGATCAATCGGTGTCCAATGTAGTTCAACCAACGGAATCGAGCAACTGAAGTCTTGATGGCAATCAAATCAACAGTTGGCAACACAACCTGAACATAAGTTCGGTACATCAAATCGGCATTACGATTGATGATAGCAGTGACACGCTTGTTGAAGTCGGCCTGTCCGTTGAAGGTGACTTCGATGGATTCCATTGCGAAGTTGGTGTGTCTCTTGAAGAGAACCTTCCAGAAGGTAATTTGTGGATTACCAGAAATGTAGATATCTTGAGCTCCGTAGCTGACGAGTTGTAACAAACCTCCTCCCATTTTTTGTGTATGCTTAGTGGCAGGAAAAAAAATTACGGCGCGACGAATTTAGCCCATAATCATATGGGGGGTAATATGCATTGCTTCCAACTCTTGCATCCAAAGCTTCATTGCGTAAGGAATCGTCTTCTCGACAAAGTCTGTTTTGTTACCGCAAGCTCCACAATCGAAGATGTTCTCCTTGGAATTGACTATCGCAATAGTACCACAGCTCTTGCAAACACCAGTAGGGAATGGGTCAGAAACATCCATCAACCTCTCTTTCGTAAATGCAGCAATTCCGTGTGAAATCATACAGTCACGTTCCATCTCTCCAACTCGCAATCCTCCATCACGAGACCTTCCTTCACACGGCTGTCGTGTCAATGATACAATCGGCCCCTTTGCTCTTGAATGCTTCTTATCGATAACCATGTGCTTCAATCGCTGATAGAAGGTTGGTCCTATAAATATTTCAGCATTCATCATCTCTCCTGTCTGTCCGTTATACATAATCTCATTTCCATAAGGATGTAACCCCAAGTCAATCATATGGGCTCTCAACTCTTCAATCTTCATATGAGAATATGGCGTTCCATCTCCCAAGGTTCCTCTACGCACACCAATCTTGCCGAAGATGTTCTCCATCAACTGAGCGATTGTCATACGAGAAGGAACAGCGTGTGGATTCATAATCAAGTCAGGTCGCAATCCATTTGCCATAAACGGCATATCCTCCTCTTCCAACATCATACCTACAGTTCCCTTCTGTCCGTGCCTCGAAGAGAACTTGTCACCAATTTGAGGGAATCGCTCACTGACACATCGCACTTTGATGAAGGGGTATCCATCTGAATTCTTATCTTGCCACACTCCATCAATTCGGCAAGGCTCTGAATTCTTATGAGTAGTAGAAGCATCACGATATTCATAGCCAGACGGGTCATTTCTTAAATTTACTACTTTGCCTATGATTACATCGTTTTCCTGAATCGTAGAATGTAGAATAGGCATTCCATTGTCCGCAATCGCAGCATAGGAGGTATTCTTGAATTTACGAGTATTGTGCTTCATAGGCTTCATAAACTTCTCCTCACGACCAGATGCTACATTTCGGTGCTCCTCATCTTTATACATCGTGTAATACAACCCACGAAAGAGACCTCGTCTTACAGAAGACTTATTCATAATAATAGAGTCCTCCTGATTGTATCCACCATAACAACCGATAGCAACAATCGCATTCATACCAAACGGCATCTCCTGCATTTTCATAATATTCATCGTTCTGGTCTCCACAATCGGTCGTGTCAAAGAACACAATACATAGGCATTCTTATCAAGTCTCTTTGGATAGTTTCTGGCATAGATACACATTGCCTGTTTACCCATAGCAGATTGATAGGTATTTCGAGGTGACTGATTGTGATCTGACAAGGGAATTGTAGATGCCATATGACCCAGAATAAGCGATGGATGAATCTCGTAATGAGTATGCGAACTGTTTATAACATCCTTGCTCAATGCAATACGTAACGTTTCAGTCTCAGAAGCGTCTACAAATTCCACACAGTACTTAATCCATTCATTCCAATCTCCACGCTTTTCAACCGGTGGAAATTCAGCACCCACACGGAACAGTGGTCGAACCACTCTACCACCATCGGTTTCAATAATAATCATATTCATCAACGTTTGCCAAGCAATCGATGTGTGTGGATGAAGTCGCAGTGTTCTCTTTGCGTTTCTCAATTTTTCAACCAACACATTCGGCTGATTCGTGTATCCCATAATCACACCATTCAATGAGATTGCGGTTCCTGAATATACCTTCGCAGCCTTAATCCATTCAATATCATTGAAGTCCTGTAAGAAATGTAACACTGTATTGGATGGAATATTCTGTGTAACACTTGTTAGCATCGCCATATTCTTCACAATACCAACTGAATGACCTTCCGGAGTCTCAACAGGACACATAAATCCCCAAGAGGTTCCGTGTAACTTACGAGGTGCCAATAACTTACCTGACTTTTCAACCGGTGTTTGAATTCTTCGCAAATGACTGACGGTGGAAGTATAAGACATTCTTGCCAACACTTGCGAAACACCAACCTTGGTAGCGTTAGAAAGCGAGGTAGAATTGGATGTTCCCAATCCCTGGACTGTGAAGTTTCCAGTTGCCAACGCCTGTTTGAGTTTGCCTTCAATGGTTGAGAGTTTGAGAATCTTGTAGAGATTGTTGATATTCAGAATATCCATTGGTCTTGGTGTTCCCTTCTTCCAATTGTCGTTGTTGACCTCTTGAACGAATTCATTGCGAGTATCGTTACAGACCTTCTGAAAGAGTTGACGGAATAGATGCATAAGCAGTGACCCAGTTGTGACCACTCGTTTGTTTGGATAAGAATCACGGTCATCCATCGGAATCTGTTTGCAGGATGTTAGAACCAATCGTCGAATCATAGAACCCATCAAGATAGCCTTTCGTGCAGCAAGAACAGATGGTTCAGCATTCTCTCCTGCAAATCTTACGTGTGGTAATAATTCCGAGTTCAGTAGATTGCGGACATAGGCACATTTGTCCTCTTGATTGGTAGTGTACTGAAGTTGACCAGTGAGATAACGAACAGCATCGTCTTGTGTAAAGATATTCATCTCAGAAGCGTCACGGAAGGAAGCAGCCAACATTTCAACATGAGGATCATCAGCTGATCCCCAAATCAATTTAGCAACCTCTTTATCAGTTGTTACACCCAACGCTCGAAAGAATACCATCAACGGAATGTCTTCCTTGAAACGAGGAACACAGGCCAACAACGGATATCCATATCCATTGAATTTGCAGGACATACGAATCTCCAACTTCTTAGGTGGCATCGTAAAGGATTCGTGGAGAGACTTGAGTTCCACAGAATAGGTATACTTAGTCTTTGCAGCCGACTTCTTGGCTTGAAAGATCATAATACGGTTATCCGCAACCTTCTCTTGACACAGAATTGTTCTTTCAGTTCCGTGAATGATGAAGTATCCCATTGGATCATACGGACACTCTCCATACTCTTCTGGTTTGAGTGGATAGTCTTTCAACAAGCAGAGAGATGACCCAAGCATAACTGGAAGTTTTCCAAGAGAGATACCTTCAAAGACACGAGATTCTTCATCATACGATTCCAAGCGGTCACCTTTGTAGGTTCTTGCGATGAATCGAACATCGGCGTGCATTTGAGAAGCATAGGTAAAGTTACGAACACGGGCTTCCATTGGCAACATTGGTTTGACACGGCCAGTGGCTTCTTGAATACGAGGTTTGGTGTAGGTTACATTTTCAAATGAGAGTTTGAATTCGTACTTGTATTTCTTAAGTGTTTCATCTTGTTCGTGCCATACAGTTATCGGTGGAGTTGATTGAACTATGAGAGGTATTTTGTTACGAATGAAATCTTCAAAGGAATCAATTTGATGGTCTACTAATCTGCGGACACCATTTGCGAAATATGCTTTTACGGCTTCCCACTCCATAGTGTATATGTGATGTCTGTCCTGTTAAAATAAGTTTATTCGTTTTTTAACAATAGGTATGTCCAAGAAAATCACCATCCAGAAAATTGGAGACACTGCCCCACCAGTTCCCATTTCTGCTCCAGCTCCAGCCCCTATGCCTGCTGCTGCCCGAAAGAAACGGACAATGAGAACCTTTCCTAAAGGCATTTTGAAGGGCACCATCAAGGGTGTAAAAGATCCTGCACGGCCACCACCACTTAAAAAGTCAGGTGTTCGTGGAACCCTGCGAATTATGACTGAGAAGGGAATCGAGCAGAAACGTCGTAACATCAAGAAGACGGTCAAGAATATGCCTGACCGCAAGGTGAAAGAAGAGCTCAAGAAAGCAGGAATGCCAGTGAGTGAAAAGACGCCACCTCATATCGCCAAGGAGATCCTTGAGGGCGGTATGGAAGCCGGGATGATTGTGTTAAAGTAATATAATGACAGCCGTATGGGGCCCAATGGGTTGGATGACCCTCCATTCTATGGCATCTCTCTATCCAGAAATGCCATCGTTAGCAGAAAGACAACTAATGAATAGTTGGTTAGATATGTTTCGTGATACCATCACGTGTCCTCATTGCAAGGATCATTTTACAGATTTGTTAGCATCGTATCGTGCTAAGTTTCCAGGAATGCTGAATTCCAAAAAAGACTTTATGTATTTTACATTTCGGGCTCACAATGCTGTGAATGCTAGGTTACATAAACCTGTTTATCGAACAGTACAAGAATGTATGGATCTTCTTAGAAATAACGTAAAAGACAAATCTGCAAGTGTATTTCGTGTTTCGTATATCAATCATATTCGCAGACATTGGAGAATGATGCGAGACACTTCTGGAATAGCAGCACTCAAAAAATTGAATGAAATGTCCAAAATTGAGAATGACTATGCAGCTCCAAGATCGAACAACTTTGATATTGAAATTCCAGAAGATGTGGTTGTTTTACCAGGAAATACACTAAACCCTGCAGGAGAGCCAGTTGCTCCTATAAGAATCGTAAAGCCTTTTATCGGTGGAGGAGGCGTACGATTTACTGCACAAGGATTACGCCTGCGTAGGTAAGAAGATTACCGTCGTAGGTTCGAATGCAGGATTCCAGGGCAGAGAAATGAAAGGGTCACATTCCCATTTGTAATGTCTCATCCACATATGACGCATATCGAACCCGTGTTCGTCATAGAGTTCATCCGGAAACTTACATTCCATTCCCAGCGACTTTTCAGGCAATATAAACTCCAGTTGTTGTTGAATAGAATAGGGTGGTTCTTTATGCTCCCATTCTATCTCTGTCTTTTCAATTCGTGGATAGTTGATGATAGTTTTCATTAAAGGCGCTTCTGGATACGGATAATACCAACACCAATCCGGTGCTTCTGAGGTTGTGAAATACAGATAAGTCCACCAGAATGTTTTCCAGAAAGCAAAGGTCACTTTTTCCCAATTAAGAACACCATCCATTAGATGAAGCGCAACTCGCTCTTCCAATGCTTGTGCGTCAGGAGCAATAATGTGACTGTCTTTGTCCTTTCGTCTTTTTAGCAATATCTTCTCCTCGTCTTTCGCAGCGTATTGTAACTTGCCCTGTTGTAGATAGTGAAGTGCTCTCGTATATCCATCCTCTCTTAGAGAGAATATGGCAATCGGTGGCATAAAGTCGTTTCCAAAACAGTAGATACACATCTGGATGTATTCGTCCACATTTTGAATTGGAAGGCATTGTGCGAAGGCATCAATTGAAATGGTAGCAAATCCACTCTCTTCTCTTTCTCTTAGAATCTCCATATTTCCAAGCGACCTCTGTGCCAAGGCAATGAGAACCAAATCAGCATCCAATCCATAGACACACATTCTTCCTCGGTCTTTTTCAGGAATACTACGGAACCAACGGAATATCTTATGCTCTCCTTCACCCGGTTCTTCGGTATCGGATACAATACAATCTGGAAAGCACATCTTGAGTGCTTCTCCAAGGTCTTTCATATACTTCGTCCCTGGTGATATTTGATGTTTATCAAATTCTGTTGCTTCATCTGGTTTGCGAAACCTACGATATCGTTGTTGAACTATTTTGGCAAATGGAACAAGACCATCAATCGCAATGTAGACGCGTTTGCCTCGTGCCACTGTCTCAAAGAAATCGTAGAGTGCGCATATCACGCTTCCGACCGGATTTTCAGCCTTCAAGTATTTGTGAATAAAACAGTTGAAATCAAGACCGAGAGTATCGTATTCTACAAGTTGATTACAATTCTTTTGTATATGTTTGTTCTTCCTCAAAATTGAGGCAATATAATACGGAATACCCATTACGTTAGTTTATCCTGCTAATAGAAAGTCCGTTTTGTAATACAAATGTGGGAATGGCTTCTACTTCTTGCGTGCGTGATATTTTTTATGTATATCTGGGGAACTTTCAACAGCTCACCCAAGCCAAAATGCAATACCTGTCCTCAAAAAAAGAATATCGCGCCCTTTGAGTAAATGGACGATTCATTTAATGAAACTGCCGGAATTCGTTGCCCGCGCGGACAAATTGCTCGCAAGGCTCATCACAAAACTCTCCGTTCAGGAAAGGGTGTCTACGTTGCATCCAAATGTATCAAGGACAGTGGAGCGCCTGGTCGTTGGCAATCAGTGAAGCATATGATGGGAATTGGACCTTTGAAGAAGGGTTCGTTATCCATTGTTGGTTACCACGCCAATGACCCAACTGAGAAACGACACGTTGCGTTGGAAAAGGCCGTACATCAC